GGACGTTTGGTGGAACAGCGGCTGGCAACTTTCAACCCGGCGTGCTAAACGCGGTTGGCTATGCGTCTCGAAACGGCACAGCAGGAAATTGCGCTGGCAACATAATGAATCTGTATTGGTCAAGCCCAAATGCGTACTTGTACGTTGACGGCTCAAACCTCGGCGCAATCAGCGTTTCGTCTGACTATCGAGTCAAGCAAAACATTGTCACGCAAACCGCCAACGCGGTTGATCGCATCAACGCTTTGCGCCCAGTTCAATACGAATTTAAAGATGCCGGGGATCTGTTTAAAGCGGATGGCGTAACTCGCGAAGGGTTTATTGCTCATGAGTTGCAAGCGGTGATTCCGTCGGCGGTATTTGGCGACAAAGATGCCTTGACCGAGGATGGAAAAATTCAGCCGCAGTCGCTCAAGCTAGATGCGCTGGTGTCTGTGCTGACCAAGGCCGTGCAGGAACTGTCGGCTCGCGTTGCCACGCTGGAAGCGAAGTAAGGGAATCCATCACCCTATTTTGATGGAACACTGGGGAAAATAAATGGAAAAAATCACTCTCTCGACTGCTCTTGTTAACCAGATCATGGGCTATCTCGGAACCCGTCCGTTTCAAGAGGTATTCCAACTGATTACTGCAGTCCAAGACGAAGCCAAAGCTCAGTCTGAGACCATCGACAAAAACTAAATTGGCGGAAGGGCCAGTCATGTCAGAAATTGATCCTCGTGAATTTGGTCGCTTAGAGTCAGAAGTCAAAAGTCTGAGCGATCAGGTGACTGCCCTTCAAGCTGATGTCAAATCCCTTCTGGAGCTTGCTCACAAGTCTAAGGGTGGGCTCTGGGTTGGGATGGCGGTGGTGAGTTTCTTGAGCGGAGTAGTCACTCTGGCTATAGAAAGACTTTTCAAACCGTAGGAGGTTGAATGAACTGGCTTGCACAGATTGCACCGACGCTTGCGACCGCTCTTGGTGGGCCTCTCGCGGGTCTTGCGGTTGCTGCCATCTCTAAAGTCATTGGCGTCCTGCCCGAAGAGGTCAAGGATGTCATCGACAACGGAAAGCTGACTGCAGACCAGATCGCTTTGATCCGGCAGGAAGAGATCAAGTTTAAGGAGCAGGCCCTAGAGATGGGCTTGAACTTTGAGAAGCTTGATGTCACCGACCGGGCAAGTGCTCGTGAGATGCAGGTCGCGACGAAGTCTCGGACTCCCGACATCCTGTCTGGGGTGATCACGATTGGGTTCTTCGGGATCCTCATTGGGATGCTGATGGGTTACCCGAAGGATGGATCTCAACCCCTTCTGATCATGCTTGGTTCACTTGGAACCGCATGGGTATCGGTGGTGGCCTTCTGGTTCGGATCAACGAACGCCGGCCAGAAGAAGGATGTGATGCTGTACAACTCGACGCCCGTGAAATGATTACGAACTTCAGTCGATCGCTTGGGTTGATCCTCCAGTCTGAAGGAGGGTTTACCACGGACCCTAGAGACCCCGGCAATCGATTGCCAGACGGTCGTCCGGGGTCAACCAACCTTGGGGTCACGCAAGCGAACTGGGAGGCTTATGTTGGCCATCCGGTGAAGTGGTCCGAGATGCGGACCTTGACTCCTGAGATCGTCAAGCCGTTCTACAAGAAGAAGTATTGGGATGCGGTCAAGGGTGACGAACTTCCGACTCCTATCGATTACATGATGTTCGACTTTGCGGTCAACAGTGGCCCGGTGAGAAGCATCAAGCTAATGCAAAAGGCAGTGGGTACCGTTCAGGATGGGATTTTCGGACCGATGACGATGACGGCCATCAAGGCAATCCCTATCCATAAGTTGATTCAGGACTTCTCTGATGAGAAAGAGTGGTGGTACAAAAGTCTTCGAAATGAAAATTTCGAGCGCGGCTGGTTGAATAGAGTCGCAAAAGTTGAAAATAATTCGGTCAATATGATCGGGTAAAAATGAGCAAGATACGCATTATCTCTGTTGATAGTGCGTACAAGGCCCTGATCGACCTTCAGCTTCTTTGTCTTCCGAGTGATGACCCGGAGACACCCAAAGAAGGAAGCTGGTGGTGGTTGGCAATAGATGAAGATGGCAAGGCAGTTGGGTTCGCAGGAATGCGGCCATCGGATAGGTGGCAGCAAACAATGTACCTGTGTCGCGCCGGGGTTCTTCCCGAGTATCGCGGACAGGGAATCCAAAAGCGCCTGATAAGGGTGCGGCTGATCAAAGCCAGATCCCTTGGCAACACCCATGCAATCACGGACTGCACGACGGAGAACCCCGCGTCTGCCAGAAGCTTGATTGCAGCAGGATTCAGACCGTATTGGCCTCAAATCCCATGGGCACTGCCCCATAGCATCTATTGGATCAGGAAATTGTAATGACTGTCTCTAAAATTCCAGACAAAGTAATTGCGGATACCATGCGGGCGCTAAAAAGCCCAATAAAAGTCGCCAAGGAACTTAATATTGGTGAGCGTCAGGTATATAAAAGACTAGTGTCGATTGAGAAAAAAACAGGAGAGACTTTCAAAGTAGAGTCCGCCACCGTACAAAGACGGGAACAGTACTCACCTGAATATGATTCTCTAGAACTGAACGTAACCGACTCCGTGATGGTTATGTACTCGGATGCTCACTTTTGGCCGGGTCTTGACTCTTGTGCTAACCGGGCATTGTTGAAACTTCTCCCCGAGATCCGACCCAATTACGTCTGGGATCTGGGAGATAGTCTTGATGCGGCGAGTGTAAGTAGGCACCCACCTAACGGTTGGACTGATATGCCGAAGCTTGCCGTCGAGCTTGAAGCGATGCTGATGGCCAAGCGGAAGATCAAAGAGGTATCGAAGGGCGCTAGTCACGCGATGATTCACTCAAATCACGCGGCGAGGTTCGACAAGTACTTTGCGATGAACGCTTCCGAGGCGAAGGGTATTCGTGGGACGCGGCTTCGGGACCATGTTGAAGAACCGATCTATCTCCGAGTGATCATCAATGAGCATACCTTGCTGATTCACGGGATGAGGCACGGGATTCACGCGCAATATAACAACGTCCAGATGGCGCATATTTCCACGATCAGCGGGCATCTCCATGCACAACAAGTCCGACCAAGAACCACCCTTTCAAAAGTTAACGGCGGAACAACTACAATATATGGCGTTGATGTTGGAACGCTGGCTTCAGTCGACGGTCCGCAATTTGATTATCGTCTGGGTACTCCTAGTGATTGGCGTAGTGGTTTTGCTGTAATTACTTTCAAGGACGGTATTTTGATGCCGCCCGAGTTTTGTACGGTGGTTGACGAAGACAAGGAGATAGTGTTCTTCCGTGGCAAGGCCGTCGATCTGTCGATATAATTCTGAAATGATAGGATGAACTAATATGGCCAACCCATCTTGGGTGATGACGTATGACAGTCTGAACTCGGTTACTTTGCAGTACCTAGAGCGGTCAGACACGGCTACGATCAACGCCATCCCGACGTTCATCACGCTTGCTGAGTTTGAGATCGCGCAAGAGATTAAGACGCTTGGCCAGCTTCAGCTAGTTCAGTCAACCATGGAGGCGGGCAATCCCAACTTCCAGAAACCGGCCCGATGGAGAAAGACGGTATCGGTCAACTATACCGACACGAGCGGTAAAAAGAACCCGATCCTCCTGCGGAAGTACGAGTATCTCATCAGCTACTCGCAGAACAACACGCAATCCAGTGCTCCGCTGTATTACGCCGATACAAACTGGGACTGGTGGTACTTCTCCCCCACTCCCGATCAAGCCTATCCAGTCGAGATCCTGTACTACGAGCGGATTGCTCCTCTCAGTTCATCGAACCAGACGAACTGGCTGACGCAGAACGCCCCGAATGCGATGCTGTATGGAACTCTTCTCCAAGCGATGCCGTTCCTTAAAAACGATCAGCGGGTCATCTTCCAGCAAAAGTACATGGAAGCAATTAAAGCACTGAAAGACGAAGACGTTTCCAGAATTCCTGATCGTCAAGCAATTGTTACGGACAGCTAAACATGACTGCCTACACGAACCCATATACTGGCCAAACAATCAACCCGACTCAGACCAGCTATCAGAGTCTGACGATCAGTTCCAGCACGGTCTTAACGTGGCCTATCAACGGAACCACGACGACTACCGTCGCTGCGAACATTGTCGAAGTCACCGCTACCGCCTCTGGTTTGAACCTTCTGATGCCCCCGGCGACTCAGGTCTCGGTGGGTCAAGCGATCATCATTCGGAACGTCGGAACGAGCGGGAACTACTCATTCACGATTACTGACAACTCTGGAAATACGATCGTCAGTGTCCCGATCTCGGCTTCGGGATCGAATTCAAATACCTACTACCTCTACCTGACCAACAACTCGACGGTCAATGGCATTTGGTCGAGCATTGCGATGGGTATTGGTACGTCCTCGGCG